CGCCGTCCGACACCGTGACCACCACCGTTCCGCCGTCACCCGCGCTGACAATCGGCACGGGCGCAGTCGGGAGCGGCGTGCCGTCCTGCGTGCTTTTGCCGCAGACACGCAGCCCGACAAAAGGCGCGGCGAAAGAATCCGTCGCAGTAATCGACGCGCCGGACACACTGCCAGACAAAACATTCGCGCGCGCGGAAAGCGTGTTGGCGGTATTCGTAACCGCGCGGATAGCGTCGCCAGCAGCTTTCGCGTCAGCCGCGCGGTTCTCCAGCGCCAGCGTCTTGTCCGTCACCAGCGCCGTTGGAATCCCACCGTTTGCGCCTGTGCCGTAAAGCGCCTGAATCACACCAATCGAGCTTGCATCAACCATTAGTTGCCACCTCCCAATTTCACCCACGCGCCCTGCGCGTCCTTCTGCCACATCGAGCCGAACCCGGCGGTGTACGCCAGACTGCCGATACTGCCAGACTTCCCCGGCTCTGTGCCATTGGAGATGTCGGCGGCGTTATCCAACATCCACTCAACATAGTCCGTGTGGATAGTCTCGCCGTTATTCCTGCGGATTAGATTCCACGCCATTTTGTGCCGCCTCCTTAATTGTGATGATGATACTATCCGATTCCAGTCCGACGTTACTGCTCGCGTCAACTGCCTGGAATGCAACAATCCGCGTTCCGCTCCCGGTAAATTGAAACTGCTTTGTGAATGTTATCGTTTCCTGCTGAACGTCATAGATTCGCTCGTTTACTGCGCCGTCCACAAGGAAACGGATTGATGCCGCGTTCTTCTGCGTCACAGTGAACGTCACGTTCTCTCCGACGGCGATTGTCGTTTTGTCCGCTTCAACGCTGACGATTTGCGGGCGCTGCTCTTCAAGCGCTGATACATCGTCCTTCCACGCTGCGTATAGCTTGTTATAATTTTGCGCGGCGGTGTTGGAGCGATATGCACCCATTTGCAGCAGTTCCAGCAGTAACAATTTTTCATCGTCCGTGATGTACTTCCCCAGAAACTGCTGCGCTGCGGATGTTGCGCTTTCTGCCGCTGCATTCGCGCTTGCCGCTGCGTTTTTGCAGTCTTCCACCTTTGCAAGAACCGTCGTAATGTCGGGGATGACGTTATCCGGGTCGTACACCGTCCCTGTTGCCCCCGCCGCGACGCGCCCCTCAAGCCACAAGACAGCCGTCGTGTCCTCACCGACCGTCGCTGTAACCATCAGGCGGAAACGCCCAATAACCGCGTAACAAGCAGCGGAAAGCGTCACGGATGCCACGCCGTCGCTAACCGCGCCTTGCAAAAGAATTGTCGGGTTTTCGTCTGTGCTTGCAACGCTATCCAGCCTGATAAAGCTGCCTACAATAGTTGCGCCAGAATCCATGCTGTACGGCGCGCCATCCTTCTCAAACGCGATTTTCAGCGTGTGGGCGTTCGCTTCGCCTTGCACGAGCGCCGCTTTGAGCGGTGTCATCCGCAACCCAGCAGACAAGTTGCAAGTATAATTTAACTCATTCATGCGTCCTCCTTATTCCGTTCCGGCAGAAATAAGTCCACTCTTGCCGCCCAGCGCCTCGATGATGCCGCTGACGCTCTTTCCCTCCGTTGACATGGTGACTTGTACCTTTTGCGGCTCAAGCAGCACGTTGTCCGCGTTAAGTGTCAGAATGCGCTCATCATAGCAGCGCCCGAATTTAGGCATTGCAACCCGGCAGATGCTCCCCAGCCGGAAATGGTCATACGGCAAGCCTGTTATGGCGGAAAGCTCCACAAGGGAAACGTCGATGGAAATTGGCGGGTTCTTCTTTTTCGCCAGTTCCTTCTTCGCGTTCTCCAGCAGCGTCTCCTTGTCCGTGATGCTGTTATCCGAGTATTTGCCGCACACGATGCCCCACTCGTCGATGGTGTCCGCGTCGATGTAGTCCTTTCCATCGTTTACCGTGCCAACGGTGATGCCGTTTTTGCCGTATGCGTACATACGGGTCACAAGGTCGTCGCGGTCTGTGCTGACCGTTGCGCTGGTCAGCGCGCCGTTAAAACGCGCTTCGCAGGAGACAGTGTTTGGCATATTAACGAGGTTGAGCGTCCACGGATGGGTGGAAAAGTCGTACTGCCACATCATTTCGGCGGGCGACAAGTCCTTGACGTTGTTGATTGCTGTCCAGATGTTCGTCCCTGCGTCGAAATCGTATGTGAGATGCTGCGATAACTCGCACGTTCCAATCTGCCAGCGCGTTTCCGGCTGGTAGGTGAGAAGCTGCGCCAGAACATCAACCGCGTCAACGGATGCACTGCCGATTTTTAGCTGCTCCGGTAGAAGCCCGTCCATCAGCGTAGAAATAGCGTGGTCAAGGTTGACTTCCTGCGTCGCGTAATTTCTGTAGGTTTGCGTGTCCGAGCGCAAGCGGAAGATGCCGACGCTTCCGCCGATGTGGTACAACTCCACAAACTGCGTTACGTCCATCCATGTGCCGTCCACGAGCGTCATGCTTGCGGTGGAAATGTCGTCGATTGTTAGCGACAAGGACAGCGAAGACGGGCGCAAGTGCTTGATTTCTCGCAGATTTTTGTCCAGCAGACGCGGCAAACGGACATTGTTGGTGTATGCCTTGCTTGCATCCGGGTCTGGGATGATGCCGGAAACATAGTCGATTGTGATGTAGATGTCGCGGACGTCTACGTTAAAAGTCCGTTCAATCGTATCCGTGTAAACTTTTTCCCACATTTGAAAGGATAGTGTTACAATAAGGGATACGGTGCTTGCTCCGTCAGGAAGTGTTACTGTTGCGAATCCTGCCTCGTCAACGTGTACGTCGTTTACGTCCTGCTTTTGTTGATTGCCCCAAAGGTCGCGCCGAAAATCTGCGTGTACTCGTGCGGAGGTGATTACTGCGTCGGCTGGAAGAACAACCGGAAAAGCGACCTTTGTTCTTCCGATTGTTGGATAGCCGACCTCCATCTGCCAACCAGTGGGATTTTCCACATCAGGGTTTACCTCAAGACGGCATTTTATTTTGGACGTTAGGGTTACTTCCTGCGGTGTGCCATATGCTTTGTAGTTAATATTTCCGCCCCCTCGCTGTGACCGTCAGCGACAAAAGCCCGTCGCCGCTGAACGATACCTTGTTAATCCCCGGCTTTAGCGTGATTTCGTCGGCAGATTGTCCGTTTCGGTTGCCCATCGCGGATGTCCCCGCTGCCGTGATTTGCTGGATGCCGTTGTCGTCGTGTGCTATGCGGATTTCCTCGCCCGTTTTCACGCTGATATTCGTCAGCACGATTTTTTCGCTTCCGCAACTGATTGCAACGTTTGTCAGCGGGTCGATTGCCACAAAAACCGCTTCAAGCGGACACGCCACGTCCCCGCGATTGTAAACCGTCAGGATGCCACTTTTGCTTGCTTCAACTGTTTCCATTTTGGAAACAGTTGCTTCCTCCCACCACGGGCGCTGATATGCAGTCAGCTTGATTTCCAGCGTGTCCGTCCATTTGAGCGCGGAAGCACTCGCCGCCTCGATGCTGTCGATGTACAACCGTTGTTCCGGGCGGTATGACGTGTGCAGGTACTGACCACCGCTGCCCCAGCGCATGATTTTACCGAGGACAAGCTGCCTGTGGATGGTGTTTGCTTCGTGGATTTCCACGGCGATTGTTACCGTGATGGACTGCCGAAGCTGCCCGGTGAGGTACATCCCCCCGCCGGGGCGTGCTTCGGTTGTTACGGCTTCCTGTGGAGCATCCTCCGAAATGTCGATGATGATGATGGATGGGTCGAGGTCTTCCAGCGCTTCTTCTCCCATCCACGCGCGATAACGCGTAAGCATTATCAATCACCCCACTTCTTAAACATCAGGTTGGAGCGAATTGTCCCGCCTATTGCGGAGTTGACATATGGCGCAATCGCTGTCGCAATCATCTTCCCGTCAACGGAAAAATTATTCTGGATTGTCGTTGGAGGAAGCCCGGAAACAGCTTTTGCAACATCTGCTGGATTCTCGATGCGCACCCAAAGCACCCCATCTTCATTGTTGGTGATGTTCGGAGCTTTTCTTTCTTTGAGTGCGGTTAGGTAGTTTTCCTGCATCGTTTCAAACGTTGTGTGCATCTCGCGAATAAACGTCAAATTTTCCGCTACTTGCTTTCTGTTTTCGTATGCTTTATCTGCTGCTTCTTGTACCTTGTCCCAGTAGCCGTTTCCTTCGCGCACTTTCTGATTCTCTTTCTGCTTCGCTTCGAGGGCAGCAAGAACGTCGGCAAGCTCCTGCGGATTCGTTTTTGGATTTGGCGCCCAGTATTCCATCAGATGCCCGCCGACTGCAAGCGGTGCATTCGCAGCGCGCCCCTTTCCTGTGGAAATATCACCCAAGAAGTCGTATGGCGTTTCGTTTGTCGAGTAGTCGGTGCGGTATTTGGGCGTCAAGTCGCTCAACTGCACCCCAAACCCGTACTTTTCCAAAAGCGCATTGATTCCTGGAAGCTCACTCTCTAACGTTTCCTTCATCTTGTCGATTCCGGCAAGATGCGCACTGTCGTTCTCTTCCATATACGCGGTAATTGTTTCCGCCTGTTGGAACGCTTCGAGCGACTTTTTCACGGTTTCCAGCATAGCCTGATACGTCTCATCGTCCGCCAGCGTATACCGCGTTTTGGTTTCCGCCATCGCGTTTTCTTCGTCGCGAGCGCGCTGGTAGTCTGCATTTAGCTGCTTGATTTCTTCCGGCGTTAGGTTCAGCAGACGCGAAAGGTACGCATCGTTATCGCGGGAGTATGTAGTAAGCCCTGACAAGATGCCAATGTCAACGCCAGACGCTTCCGCTTGCTGCAAAGCATCGTTGTAAGCGTGTAGCGCATCCGCATTTGTTCCGTACCAACTAAGCACATTTTCCTTGCTGTAGTCGGTTGCGAGCAGTTTATCCATTTCCTCCTGCGTGTGCGTTACCATGTAGCCCATTCCCGACGCAACGCCCTTGTAGGCTTCCTGCGCCTTTTTCAGCGTGTCCGCGCGGTAGGTGTCAACGTCTTTCAGCGCGGTCTTAAGGTCTTCGAGGGCTTTCTTCTCGTCCTCGATGGCTTCGTTGAATTTTACCTGTTTTTCGGCTTCCGGGTGTGCACGTTTGTACGCTTCCCATTCCGCTGTTGCCCTTGCAAGCGCGGTCTGATTCTCGCTCAGTTTATCGTTAGTTTCTTCGATTTGCCTATTGACGTCTTCCAACTCTCCGGCGGCGGCGCTGCTATCGGAGGATTGCAGATTCATCGCGTCTGTGAGCATTTCCCACGCATCTTCTTGCAAGTCGGTAAACGTATGATGAAATTCGGAATAGAAGCCATTACGCGCTCTGATGATGTCGTTGTACTGCGAACTCCCATCAGGTGCTTCGCGCATAAACCCTTCCAAAGTATCGGCGAATGTATAGTCGCTGATATCAGACATGGTGCTCACAAATGACGAATAGGCGCTTTCTGCCGCATCCTGATATGCAGCTTTTACTTCTTCAGTATTAGACCCCACAATTAGCGAGTTTAGATAATCTCTGCGTGCATATAGGGATTCGAGCTGTTTTTCCGTTTCATCAACTGCTGCTTGTGCATCGGTAACGGCGGTATCATGTGCACCATACAGCGACACGCCATTCACGGTATCAACATACTGTTTAATTCTTTCTGTGTTGCCCATAATGGCGTCAGAGGTTAAATCAACGTATTGCGAAAGTCCCGGCATAACGTTTTTAAGGTTTTCGAGGGCTTCCTGCCACGCTTTCGTTGCCTTTACAGCTTCGCCGCTCTCCTGCTCCATGTTGCGCATGGAATTAACGATTGTGAGCGACTGCGCATAGGTCGCCTTTGCGTCGTATATTGATTCGTCCCGCTCTTGCATGATTTTTTCGGCTGTCGTGTACTGGTACGATTTATCCGACAGCACGTTGTTGAGCAGCGAAATCGCGGGCGTTACAACGCCCAGCAGACCCTTGCCGAACTCCGTCTTGATGCGGTCGAGGTTGGTTTGCAGCTTGCGCATTTCATTCGAGAAGCTGTCCCCGGTTCGCGCAAAGTCGCCCTGCGCATCCTTCGTGGCTTCAAGAAGATACTGATAGCGCAACGTCGCCTGTTCCGCCTGCGACATTTTATCAAACGCCTTATTCATGCCCTTTTCGAGGGCAAAGGCGTTTAGGTTCGCAACGGACATATTGATGCCGAGCGCCTTCAACGGTTCGGTTTCCCCGGAGATGCCGGAGCGGATTTTCTCAAATGCCGTGTCGTGGTCGAGGTTGTAGAACGACGCCATATCCGCCGCCAGCCCCGCCATATCCATAGACATTTGCAGCACTTGGTCATCCGCGATGCCCATCGATTTGAGCATAGCGCCCAGCGTGGACGAATACTGTTTCGCCTTTGTTTCCGTGATGCCGTAGGCGTTCAGCGCCTCCTGCGCCCACTTGTTGATGGTGGACGCGGAATCCTCAAACGTCACGTCCACAACGTTCTGCGTCTCCACAAGGTCGGACGCAAGCCCGATTGATTCATCAATTGAACCCGTGATGCCGTCGATAATGCTATTGATGCCGTTTACTGCCATGTTGGCAAGGAACTGCCCGCTTGCAATATCGCCAATAACATCGAGTTGGCTCAAAAATCCGCTCAGCACTCCGCCGCCCGAACCGCCAGAATCGCCGCCGTCTGCGGCTTGCTGCAAAGACTGGATTTGCTGCTGCAAACGCTGGATTTCTTCCGTCGCTTGCGTGGACTGCTGCTGTGCTTGCTGCAATTCCGCGCGAAAACGTCCAGCGTCAAACGTCGGGTGCACAGCAAAGCTGTTTAGTTCCTGCTGAAACTGCTGCATTTCCTGCCGGATTTTATTCAGTTCCTGCGTGTATCCGCTTGTATCAATCTTAAAACTTGCGTACAACTCAAATGCTTCCGCCATCTTCTGCACCTCCCCTCGCCATTAGTCCGTTTATAATATCGTCGCAGATTTCCTCTGCCGTTTTTTGCTTTGTTTCGTGCTTCTCTTCGCCGAAAACGTCGCTGTATGATGGTATTTCCAGATTCGCGCCGCCGAACGACGAAATTGCAAGCACCGTCATCCACGCCATATTAGCCATATAGCAACGTTTTGCTTCCTCCTGCGTTTCGTGCGCCAGAAGCACCCCCAGCGCGTGAACGTTTTGCGGGCGGTACTTGTACAGCACAGGGATTACATGATGCACCCCAGACGAAGCGCAAAGGTAAAAAAAGCAAACAGCGAATCGAGCGTGTCCTTGTCCATCATGGCGGCGGTTTCGGTGAAGTCCATTTCTGCGACTTCCTCCGCCGTCTTTCCGTGCATCGCGCCGAGAATCCCCATCGTTTCCCTGGGATGCTTTGCGTACAGAATCGGCAGCATCTTCATCAGGATGTCGCGCCCGACAACGTCACCCTTGCTCTTTTCTTCCACGAAGGCTTTCATTTCCTTGCTATTTACCAGCTTGTCGATGTACGGAATGGCGTTCGCCATCTGCTCAAATGCGGTTGCGGTATTCATGCGTTTTCCTCCTCAGATTCACTAAAATGCGGCAGGGCGCGAACCCTGCCGCGTGTTGTTAGGCGGCGGGGTCGAAGAAAATTACCTCGCAAGGTGCATATCCGTCGGTTTCCAGACCGTCCTGATGTGCGGTAAACTCCACCGGGATAGTGCCCTCACCCTTGTCCGTCCACGTCAGCGTTGCGCCCGCCGTGTTCAGCGCGTTTTTGATGGCAATCAGCACATAGCCCTTCGAGGTGTCGCCAACCCAAACAAGGCTATCAATATAATCCGCATCCTCAATATCGGTACGAATCTTGATTGTGTGCTTCTTCTCCGTGTCCGTCACATCGGCAGTGCCGAAAGACCGTTTAAGGTTGGTGGCGTTGATTTCCAGCAGGGTAGTCGTCAGCTTGATAGTCCAACCATCGTTGACGCTGCTGCCTTTCCATTCCTCGCGCTTGCCGTCCGCCTCGATGCTGCGGGTGTTGGGCGTGCAGACGAACGTGCCGCCGCCGCGCGTTGCGCCAATCAGCGCGGAACCGCTTGTCTTTTCGCGCTCCGTTTTCAGCAGCGCGCCCAGCGTCGCCGCGTCCGTGGCGGTGGAATAGTCAAAATTGGCAAGAAACATCCCGGCATTGAGCTGCAAGTTTTCAAATGTGCTTGCCCGAAGCCCAGTCGTCATTTTTTTTACCTCCTGTTAGGTGTAATAAGTCACGATTTCGTAATAAATCCGTCCATAGCAGACGCTTTTGAGCGTCGTGTCCACTTCAAGGCGGAAAAAGTTGCTATTATTGCGGTATAGCGTGATAAAGCCATCGTCGCAATAGATTGCCGTTCCCTCCGGCGGAATAGCGCGGCGAACCTCGTCGAGGATTGCGGCGCGCTGCAAGTTGACGTTGCTGCCGTTTTCCGCCTGACAGCACAGCGTGCAAATCATTGTAGATTTTCCGAATGTGTCTCCCTCTTGCACCTGAAACGCAAAATAGGGAAAAGACGCTTCCTCCGGCACTGCATCCTCGACGTATGCAGGGATGGGCTTGCCCTCGTAGGTGAAGCTGCTCCAAAACTTGTATAGTTTCCGCTGCAAGTCAATCACGCCGTCACCACCTCCGCGTCAGCCTCGCGGAAGTGCATATCGCTCTGCTCCGGCGTTGTCATATCCCGCGCGTCGGACGTGATGCGGAAGACTTTGCCGTCGGAAATCCGCTTCACGCGGTCGTTCGGAAGCAATTCCAGCATATCAGAAAATACGATGGTAAACAGTTCGCGGATGCCGCTCTGATATGCAATCATGGCTTCCGTGCTGCTGTTGCGGATGAATCCGGCGCGGAACGGCGCGCCGTCTGTCCATGTGACAACGATGCCGCCCATGCCGTCGGATTCCGTGCGCTTGTCGACAATGCAAGCGTCATCCAGAAAATCACTCCACGCCATCAGCCCACCTCCGTGTACATATGGCGATACGGTCGCAGTTTATCCGCGAATGCCGCTTGCCACGTCACAACGCCGTTGCTCCCGGTTGCGCGCGAATAGCTGTAATGCCCGAACGATTCCGAGGTGTATGCCCCCGTCGGGTTTTTCGTTTCGTATTCCGCGCATTGTTTTGCAATCTCGATAAACGGGCGCGGCGGGGACAGAAAACACAACGTGCCGTCGAAAGTTTCTTCCCCGTCTGCGTCCTCCATTGCGCCAGAAACAAGGCTGTGAACGCCGTCGTTCCGCGCGCTTCCGCTGATGTACACATAGGGCGAACCTACATCAGGAACGATTTTACCGCCCGCGATGCGAATCTCTCCCGCGTACTTGCAGCGCTCAAAAAAGTTGTTACACTCGCGCATTGCCATTTCCAGCATCACAGCCATGTTTCCACCTCTCTTATTAGGTCGCTGCCGTCACCGTCGCGCTGCCGGAGCGAATCACGCGGTAGTCGCTGGTGCATTCCGCAACCGTCACCTTCTGCCCGGTAGCAATGGCAAGGTCAGACGTGCCGTCCCAGTTGCTCCAAGTCCGCACATTCTGCCCATAGGTCGCAGACGGCGCGGTCGTGCCAGCCTTCACCTTGTACAGGTTGGAGCTGGATTCCTTTGCGGGGCTGACAGTCAGCTTCGTGTTGCCCTTGCCCGTGCCAGCGGCAGAGGAAACCGTCAACTGACCCGTCGCCGCGTCTGTGATGGTAGCAATCCAAATGCTCTGCGGATTGAAAATAACCGGCATAAACAAGCCGGATGCCCGCGTCCAAAGAACAACGGGGTCGTTCTCCACCCACTGCGAAACCATGACATAGCGGTGCTGACCGGACTGGTTGACGTTAAGCCCGGTGTTCGCGGTGTTGACCGTTTCTTCCGGGGTCTGTCCCCACAAGCCCGCGCCGATGCGCGTCATGGCGCTGCCCGTGCCCAGGAACGTCATCTTGTTCTGCGGGAAATAGCGCTTGGTCGTGCGAATCGGTCGCCCGTCCGCGCCGATGCCGCCATCAATGGCGTACTGCAAATCGTTAGTGATAACGCGGTTGATGCCGTACTCCGTGGAAAGGAACGTATCCAGCGCGGCGTTGCTCACATATGCGCCCTCGCTCAACGTGCCGTTGATGCGCTTCTGGATTGCACGGTTTGCACGCATCTGATTCCGCACTTTGCGACTTGTAACGATGGTGTCAACCGTTGTTCCCGCTTCCTGCGCGGTGTCAGACACAAACTGAATCTGTGCCGGGATGTCCGCGTCCTCGCTGAAATCGAACGTGAATTCCGTCTGTTCCGGCTTCACGCCATAGTCGATAGTCAGGTCGAGGTCGTTCTCCTTGATGGTCATCTTGCCGGTTGCCAGAACCTCGTTCTTCGCAACCTTGGTTCGCGTAACAACTTGGTCGGCGAGCATGATGCCGTCACGGATAACGTAGTCATACATAGCGTCATTCTGCACGCCGGAACGCAGCAGCGCACGCATACGCTCGGACTGGTTAATCTTTACTTTAATCAGTCCCTTCTCGATGCTGTGCGTATCGACGGGGATGCGGGTGGCGATGTTCGTCCGGCTGTCGAAGCTGTGGAAGTCAGCCATCACGGGAAGCTGGTACTGGTTGGCAATCTCCTGCCACTTAGCCACGAGATTTTCACTGTATTCGTCGGGAAACAGCGCGTCAACCGGGTCGTTCGGGCGGGTGACGTTGAAGCCAACGTCCAGCCACTCTTCTTTGGGGATAAGACCGAAAATATTGTTCTCAAAAGATGGAATCTGCATAGTATTCTCCTTTCGTCAGTACGGGCGAACCGTCGTGGCTTCGGCGGCGATGAAGTAGAAGCCCTTTGCCGTCAGCGCGCTCTTGGCGGTGCTGTTGATTGCGACGGGGAGACGGCTCTCGTAAACCGTGCCGCGCGTCACGACGCTGCCAGGCATATCGCCGCTTGTAACGTCCACGTCCTCGTACACGATGCCGACGGCAGTGCCGTCATTCGCGGGGTAAACAGTCCCCATCTTGACGTACTTCGCGCCGTTTTCGGCGGTGGTAGCGCCAGACTGCTTAATCTGCTTGGTTTCGCGGATTGCGTCTTCCGCGTTCTCAAGAAAATAACCGGGCTGGTAAACAGTCCCGGTTGCCTTGCTGGTAAAGCTCATTTATTTGCTCCTTCCGGCGCAACTGCGCCATACATATCTTGCGCGTACTTCGCCGCCAGTGCTGCGGCGCGTCCGCTGCCGTGCGTGGCATTGCCGCCGCTCGGCGGGGTTGTGGTAGGTGTCCCCTGCTGCTGCTGCGTGGAGAAAAGGTCGCCATACTCGCCCTTGAGCGCGTCAATCAGCTTGTCGCCGTCCTTGATTGCGCCCTTGTCGTCGAGTTCGATTCCGTCCAGTCCGCGCTTTGCCATCACGAGGTCTGCAAGTTTCTCCTGCATCCCCTTGCTGGTCAGCAGCTTTCTTGCGGCGGTTGTCAGCGTCGCAGTTTTCTTTTCCGTTTCCACCTGCTGCTTGTAGGCGTCGAACGCCTCCTGAATCTTCTGCGCGTCGCCGCCGCTCTTCTTCGCGTCGGCAAGCTGCTGCTTGAGCGTGTCGCGCTCCGTGGTCAGCGCTGCAATCTGCTTCGCCTGTTCCGCGTATTTGTCACGCTCCGCCTTGATGTCGTTGATTGCGTCGCTGTGGGCTTCCACAATCGCGTCAATCGCTTCATCAGGCACATTCAGGGCTTTCAGGTTCTTCCGGGTGAGGATGTTCATGATTCAATCTCCTTTGCTTCGGGGCGCGATGCTTTGCGCCTTTGATTGTTTGCGGTTAGGCGGTGCTTTGCCTTTCCGCGTATATGCAAACAGCGCACGGCGGTGCTTTGCCATGCGCTGATATTGCTGTTATTAGTCCATATTCTGTTTGATTACGTCCGCCATGATGTCCACAAGACGTCCTGCGTTTGCGGAATCTGCGAACGTGTCCGTCATGAACGGTCTGCCGGGGGTGTATCCTCCCGGCATGACGCGGAACTCGCCTTTGTCGCCCAGCTTGGGAAAGAAAACAGCGTGTCCCGCGTGCCCGTCGTGCACATAATGCGCGTACTCGACGTTTGTGCCGATGGTTACTTCGTTGTTATCCGGGTCGATGTCGGCGGTGATGCTTCGTGCAAGGTTGCCCGTGTCGTAGACCTTATGCTCATAGCCTGTCACCATCTTCTCGCGCACCATGCCGACGGATTCTTGTGCAACCGCCAAAAGCCCGACAAACATTGCCTGTTCCAGCTTCTGATTGATTTCCGGCGTGTGGTCTACGAACCCGCTCATTTCTTTTCCTTCTTTCGGATGTTGCCGTCTTCGTCCACATACTCGGTGGATAGGATGACTTTCGGCATAATCATGCAGTAGCAATTGATTGTTTCCGCTGCGCTGCCGTTCGGGTCGCCAGGAAAGCGGATATTGCTGTTCGGAAAGCATTCGCCTTGCTTCGCCATCTTTCCATGTCGCGCCATATGCGCTTCACGGCTATTCTGGAAGCGGCAGAACCACTTGTTGTAGACCGTTACGCCTTGGTCTGCTGCTTCCTGCGATGCGGCATAACTCGCTTGGCTCTGTGAGCGCGTCCGTTCCGTCTGCGCTACTCTCCGCGCTTGCCACTCGCTCTGTCCTGTGATGTCGCTGATGCGGTTCATCAGTTTCTTCCTGTCCTCGCCCAGCGTGGATGACAGCGCCAGCGCGTTTTGCAGCTTGTGGCGAATTTCGGTGTTCTGCCCCAGATTCTTGTACGCCAGCTTCGTGAATGCTGTTTCGTTCGCGGCGAAAATCGCTTTGATTTCGCGTTTGTTGGGCTGCGCGAACGACACCTTTACACCCGCGCGGTCTGCTTGCGCCTCGATGACGGTTTGCGCTTCGCCTAAGCTATCGGCGTACACGTCGCCCATCGTGTTCCGGATGTCGTCGGTTGCCCGTTTCCCTGCCTTGCAGATTTCCTCCATGATGACTTCTTCCACGCGATATTGGCGGATGAGTTCGCGGACAAAACCCGCTTTCCACCGCTCTACCTTTTCCGGCGTGTCGTAGTACGCGGGCGGCTTTATCTTGCCATCGTCCACTTGCTGCTTTTTCCGCAAGAAGTCTTTCAGGCGCTCCGTGGCGATGTCAAGCGCCTCTTGGTACATCGCCTTTATGCGCATTTGCAGCGCGGCTTCGCGCAAATCGTTGCGCTCCACGTCCGTCACGGCTTTTTCTCCCACAACGAATCGTGTTCGTCAATGTACGCAATTGTCCCTACGATGAAGCCAAACCACAAGAGCCAGCCCGGAACGATAATCACGTTGTTAGCTGCCAAAACTGCCAGAATTACCATCAGAATCAGAAGCATTCTGTTCGTCCCCCTCCGTTTGCTGCATTGCCTGTTGCGCCATCCGCATACCCAAAAGCGATTCTTCCTCCCCACGCTTGATGATGTCGTCGATTTCCTCCGGCAGAATCATCGGGTTCAGCTTCAATCGCGTCTCCTTGTCCAAATCGCCCTGCGCTGTGTAGATGTTCTGGATGATTTCGCTCTCGTTTGCGATTGTTTGTCGCTTGAAGCGGATTGTCTCCGTCTCAATTCCCAGAATTCGCAGCAGTTTCTGCACGAAATCAAAGCACTGCCATTCGTAGGCGTTCGCCTTCAAGTCCAGATTCGCCATACTCGCCCGGATTGCAACGTTCGTCAGGCTGCCGCCCGTCAGCTCCGACACATCCAGCGCCATATAATCGCGGTATAGCTGCCGTTCCAGCAGTTCCAGCGCGGTTTGACGCGCGGCATACGGCACTTCAAACGTCTCCGGCGTTACTGTGCTGGATGACGTGCCGTCAGAAATGTTTGCAATTGCTTTTAGTCGGTGAATCTGTTCCAGCATCAGCGCAACCTCGTCGAAGTTGCCCCCGAAGTTGTTCAGCACCCAGTAAACATCATTCGCTTTCTCCAGATTGTTTCCAAAGTCGGAAAGAACGATGTCGTACAGGTCGATTTTGGAGCGAATCGCCAGCGTCAGCTCCGTCTGCTTCTTGTCGTTGGCGTACAGCGGCACAATCGGCAATGCGCTGTAATTCTCCTCGGATACAAGGCGCTCTCCTGTTATGTCCCTCGCGTATGTACGTTTGTAGGCGCGTTTCTCCTGCGCCACCTCCAAATCAGAGGCATTTTCGCGCGTTTTGTAAACCGTCACGCCGTCCGGCTCAAATACACGCGCCATCAGCGGCTTGTCGTCACCAATCTGCCAGAACTGCACGCCAACCATCGGTTCGCCCGTCAGTTCGTCCAGCAGCGCCACAAACCCGCTATTTTTGTCTGTGTACGCTCGCAGAATCTCAACGTGGTCGAGGTTCCAATAGCCCCAGCAAACGCCATGCACCAGCGCATACAGCCCGATTTTTGCAAGCGTCGTGTCGAACCCGATTCCCAGCTTCTCTTTTGTCGCGTCGTCTTCCAGCTCAACGCCGTTACCCAGCAGGTAATTAGCCTGTTGCATCGTAAAGCGGCGGAAAAAGTCGCTATAAATGCGCTGTCCGGGGACTGCTTCGGTTGCTGTCCCCTTCTTTTTGACCTTTTTCCCGTCGGCGGTGGTCTGCTCCGTCTCCGACGTTGTGGCTCGCAGGACAACTTTCGCGGAAACGGTGTCGTTCCGCGCCTCATAGTAGCGTTGCGCGATGCCCGCCTTGTCAAAGTCCTCGCTGTGCTTGTATGCACCAATAACCGCCAGCGTCGCCTTTGCCTTGTCCGGCTCGTTCTGCCAATCTTGCCATGTGATTTTGGTAAACATCTGTATCACCCCCCAACATACAAACTCGCGCCGCTCCTGTCGAGAATCCGGCAGCAGCACGCGGCGCTGTCCGGCGCGTCGTCGTGTTCCGCGTCCTCGGTGTAGTCCATAATCTGCGCGATATATTCCCTGTCTGTGCCTTCCAAAAACACGATATTTCCCCACCACTTTTTGAGGTAAGTGCTGATTTTCAGGTACTTGTTCATTTTCTCCGGGTATGCGCGTACCGCCATATTGCGGCGACGCAATTCCCGCGCCAAATAACCCTTGTCGCCGTTTGTTTCACAGTAAATCGGCGCGCACATTAGGCGCTCCGTCTCCGATTGCAGCGCTTCCATCAGCGTGTCAACGTGCTTGCGCCACAAACGCCCGTACAAATACAGCGTGTCGCCGTCCCTCTTGGCACACGTCAGCGCGGTGTAGTCCTCGCCGCCGTATGCAGCATCAACGTGCGCGATGCCGTCCCGCAGCTTTTCCGCTTCCTGCGTGAACGTCGGCGGCGTATCGAACAGCGCATTTTCGGCGGCGATGTGGCGCAACTCATAGTTCGCGGCAAACAGCGACGGCGACATTGACTTCCGCAGCTCTTCCAGTTTCTCCGGCGCAATTAACCCGGTGGAATAGCAGTCGTGCTTTTCCGGCGGCGCAACCAGCGTGAACGCGTCCTCGATATGCCAGGGCGTGCCGATGAAGACGATTCGCCCGTCGCGGGTGACGATGTTCCGCAGCTCCTGTATAACGCCCTTGGTGCGCTCTCGTTCTGCGCGGCTGATGCGGTCGTTGAGGTTTACAACGTCGTCACATACAATCAAATCCGCGTGCTTGCCCGTCATGGAAGAACCGCAGCCGATGCCGATTAGCTGGTCAGCGCCACGCGGCGAATCGTATACGCTCACCGTCATACAGTTGCCGCCTGATTTCAGCAGCGTCACGTCCTGCTGCATGAGGATTTGCGCCATGTAGCAAAAAGCCTCGTTCGCGAATACCTTTTTCGCTTGCGCGATGCTCTCCACAACGTCGCTGTCGGTTTTCCGCATGAAAATCGCGTTTTTGCCGTGGTTAAGAACGCACCACATTGCAAGCGCCACGGAAAGGCAGGAAGACTTGTAGGACAGACGATGCGCTTGAAGCGTGTAATCGTCCGCTCCGAAGATAATGTGCTGCATCCAGCGTCCGTGAAGTTCGTCCGTTAAATCACGGAATCCGCACATTCTGCCGACTGCGGCGGGATGGTATCGCCAGATGTTCCATACCTCTTCCCGCGTTAGCGTCGTCATTTTACTTCTCCCCGCGTCTCTTTCAGCAGCTTGTCAATGTCTGCTTTCGCGTCCTCGGACAACTGCGGCGTTTTGATGTTGACGATGTCACCGGGGTCTTCCCCGATAATCCGCATGATATACTGAAAAGCGGGTAAATTCCCGTCTGCTGCCATTTTGACGGTGCGTTTCACAAGTGCTTCTCGCACCGTCTCGCCATTTTGCAACGGCTCGTCAAGCAGATCGAGCATCAGCTCCTTGACGGTAAAATTTGCTTTGCGCGCCTGCGTTGCTTTTTCGTGCGCTTTCCTCGCGTCACTCGTCGCCCCGTCCTTCCCGCTCCCGAACCTTTTCCCCTTTTGCAGGTTTGCAAGGCTATTAGGATGAGTTCCTCTCGGCATTCATGTCACCTCTTGGGCTGCCTGCGGATTTCGCCTGTCTGCCGGTTGATGGTGTATGCTACTCGGCGCTGGTATGCGCCAGATGATTTCTTCGCCAAAGCCGAACCGTTCCTTAGCTTTCGCACTGAACCGCTTGCCATGCTTTATTCCCCCTTATGATTTTGGGCTTCGTGTAGTCAATTGTTTTATACTTGTCGATTAGACTGTCGAACGCTTCCCGGTAGAAGTTGAACAGCCCCTCGTTCTCCTCGAAGTCGAACTGCTCCAGACAAGATGCGCTCCGCAAATTCGCGCTCCCCGTCAGCACATAATGATTCCCCTTGTGCGTTTCCATCAGCAGGATTTTCATGTGTGTGTTCGTGAAAGCGACTTGCAATTTGTTGTCGATGTCCAGTTCTTCGTACAGGTACGGTATTAAATCCGTTTTATAGTGGCTGTAGAAGTAACCGGACAGCATCAGATTGATTTTCTCTACGTTGCGGAAAAGCAGCAGATTTTTGAAGCTGTCCACGTTGTTCTCGGACAGTGACAACGTGGAACAGTAGATTGTTTTGAGGTCGATGCCGCGATACATTACAAGTGCTTCCGGCAGGTCGCCAAAAATGAAATTGCCCGGAACGATGCATGTAGTCCGTGCGTTGCGTTCCAGACAAATTTTTGCGGCAAGGTCGCGTGCGTACTGAAAATCCGCCTTGTTGTAGATTGCCGACTTTGCCATCTTTGGCTTTATGATGCGCGTCTGCTCTTCCTCGTCCACAAGGGAGAAGTCGGCGACGGCGAAATCTATGTCGTCGTCAAGTGTGATTGTGTCGGGGAAGTTGATTTCTGGGATGTCGATGTTAACGTTGTCGCTCATTTTTTCGCAACCCACCCGCAAAAATTCAGGTGTCGCCAAAACATCTGAATATTTGTAAATCCAGCGCCTTTCAAAAGCTCTTCATTCCATTCAGGTTTCAGGTTCACGAGAACGCCTCTTAAACTTCTGCGTTTTTCGATGATTTGTGTATCGGAATATCCATTCGCACGTTTTTGTGCATAGTAGCAGTCCGTCAGCAAATCGTCCATTTCCGCATCTTCTCCTTGTACTTTTTCAACAAGGATGATTGCTCCGCCTTTTTCCGTGTGATTGTAAATTTTTTTTAGTAGCTGCTGACGTTCCTCGATTGGAACGAACTGCAATGACAAAACCAAAAGCGTCAAATCAGCAATTGTTTGTGGATATTGCTTGGTAATATCGCAACAATACGTCTGCATTGCTCCGCAGCTAATCCAGCCGGAATATTCCTTGTTCACTGCTTCAATCATAGCATCACTATTATCAACAAGGAAACTCCGAATACGCGCTCCGTATTTCTGCAAAAACGGATAAATAGATAATCCGTTTGAACATCCAATATCAACAATATTTGATATTTTCCCGTCTTTCCTGAGATATTTTTCGCCAACTGCAAATGTTAATTCGCGCATCTGTACATATCCCGGAATGGAGCGTTCAAGCATATTGGGAAAGCATTCCGCGACATCTCTTCCGAATTGCCATTTTTCCTTTGGAATAATATTGTCGATTTCGCTCATGGCTTTTCTCCTTTTATAATTTATCGAGAATGTTTTCTTTTATTGTTCTCGATATTTCGCGCATCATTATTGGCGGAACCATACGCCCAAGACGTTCCCATCGCTGCGCAAATGTTCCCGTTAAAACAAAATCGTCTGGTACGCTTGTTATTCTTTTCAGCTCCGCTATTGTAAATTTCCTATCTTCTGTCGGGTGACAACTTCCAGCTGCGCTGGCATATCCGTGCATCTGACATATCGTCGAGCATGGCGCATATAGCGATTCTCTTATTAAATTAAAGTATGAACCATTTGCGACGGAAGTACCAGATATAGGTTTTTTTTGGTTTCTCGGTATTTTTTTTAGTATCTCTCCCCATTTGTATTTATTCGCATCCTCGATAAGCTGCTTTATCTCTTTTTCATCGTTTGTAATATTTTTTAATGCGTTCCCAAGCGGCACAATATAATTATAGGGTTTGGGAAAGCAAGGCATAATTCCTATATCGTTTCTTACACCGACGAAAATTATACGTTCGCGGCTTTGCGGAACACCTAAATATTTTGCATTGATTAGCTGCGCTTTTACTTTGTAGCCGCACTGCTCCATGCACTTTATATATTCTCGGAAATATCCGACAGCCGTTCCTTTTACCATTCCTGAAACGTTTTCAGCTACAAATGTTTTGGGCTGCAACCCATTTAGGATTCTAATATATTCAAGAAAAAGATTCTCTATCTGTTGACTTTTCCCGTCACTATATGCTCTTTTTTTTCCCCATCCCTTTTCGCGCTTTCCCGCTGTGGAAAATGCGCAGCACGGAGGCGACCCATCGAATAAGTCAAGCTCACCTTTTTTTAGTCCAGTCTGTTCAAGAATTTCCTCCGGCTTTATGTCTCGAATATCTCTTGTATCGAGATATGTGCCGTTATGATTGGCGCGATATGTTTTTTGAGCCTCTTCGACAAATTCATTTGCCCACAGAATTTTGTAACCCGCCATTCTATACCCAAGGCAAGAACCACCACCACCGGAGAATGTGCTTACTACATTATATCCATTCCACGGAATTTCATCTATTTCTTTCATAGAAGGAACGGAATAAATATTAGTTCCATTCATATCCGCACCTCGGACATTTATGCTTTACTTCTTCCTCCCCAGTAAATTCCTTAAATGTTTTCGGAGGCTCGTTTTCTTCGATGAAACTATTTAATGCACCGAAGCCGAACTCGCTCATATCAACATCAACGATTTCCGCCAGCTCTTGGTCAAGCGCCGTAAAGTCCCAGCCGCTGTCCATGTTGGTTTTGTTGTGCGCCAGTGTGTACGCCTTGCGCTCTTCCTTCGTCAGATGGTCAAGGCGGATGCACGGCACTGTCGGGATGCCGAGCTGCTTGCACGCTTCCAGCCGCCCGTGACCCTCGACAATCAGGTTTTCCTTGCCCCAGATGCCGATGGGGTCGTCCATGCCGAACCGCTTGATGCTTGCCTTGATTTCGTCGATTTGCTCCTGTGGATGCCGCTTTGCGTTTCTCGCGTATGGTTTCACGCGGTCAATCGGTAGCATACAATCCGTTTCGACGATTTTGATGCCGTTCCATTCAATCAACTGGTTTGCCCTCCTACTCCCAATCCTTTGATGATTTCCTTTTCTCGCTCGGACAGCTCGATATAATGCGTTTCATCATTCACTGCTCTTTCTGCCGCTGCTCTTTCTGCCGCTGCTCTTTCTGCCGCTGCCTTCTCCGATAGCAGGAAGCAAGCCCCAAAAACGCCTTTCTTCGCGTTGTCGAGCGTTCTTGCAAAAACAACGTCCTTCTCGTCGAGCGTGAAGTATTGTCCTTTCGCGGAAAGCTGGTTGAGTTGCGCAGCGGTTACGACTTGCGGCGGGAATTTCAGCTTGTCAAGTTGTTTTTTCTGTGCTTTGACGTTTTTCTCGTTTTCTGTTTTTATTCTGCGGTATAAGTCCGGCGCAGTCTCAACCAAATGCCCCCCCAAGTTTGTCACAAATGACGTGTTGACGTTTGCGCCGTTTTGATAAGTTACTTGTCCGCCGACGCATACGCAGTGTAATCCGTTGTACGGCTTGAAACAAGCAGTTCCGGGGGCAAACAAGAAAAAGCGGATGCCACGCGCAAGGTAGAATTTTTCGATTTTTGAGAGGATGGAGAATGGCGGGTTGTCGATGACGATACTGTTTTCTGGATATTCTGCGTGTTCGTAATCGCCGCCCGGATAAAATAGACGAATTACCTTCGTGCTTTTGTCAAGGTTGTAATGCTCGAACACCCACTCTTTTACCGTCTCGTAAATGTTCGGCGGCGTATAGCAATCGTCCGTTGTCAGTTTCGGCTTGAACTTATCGACGAATGCCTTGTACTCCTCCGATGCTTCTTCAAGCGTCAATTGCTCCATTTTCCCCTCCTCTTCTTCCGTCGCGTCCCCGCCAACGCAACAAAGCGCACTCGCGCATAAATCCCGCCGCTGAAGAGGCAAGAGCAGCACTTCCATAGTCGCCTCTTCCAACAAAAAAGACGCTTGCATCACTGCTTGCGTCTCTCTTGCTGCTTTTACATTTTACATTATAGCACGAAAATTACTCTCATAACTCTCATTTTTTTATTTCTATATGTTTTTGCTTCTTTGCCATTGCCAGCAATGCCGCCTGATTGCTCCAACGGCTCTCAGGCGGCATTTTGTTGCGTTTATGCGGGCTTGATTGCTTCCACCTGCTGCTTGGTGAACAGGTATGCGGTTGTCAGGAAGAACCCGCTATTCTCTTCCTTTGCGTCAACGTTCTTTTCGTCCTTTTTCTGCTTGCGCGTCTTGGGCTTCCAGATGCTCACGGTCAGCGCGGCGTGTTCGCCCTTTTTGACCATGTATCCGCAACTCTTCCACTCGGCGAAGGTGTGAATCGGGAGGCGCATTCCGTGTGAGAAGTAGGCTTCTGCTTCCTCCTGCGTGAAGATTCCCGCTGCGACTGCGGAGTTCGCGATAATCTGCTCGTTCGTCATGGGGCTTTCTCCTCTCTTTTTTGATTACTTAACCTTCGCAACGACTTCGGGTGCAGCTGGCGTATCTTCTTCGCCTTTCTTCCAGCGAACGATGCTGCGCTCGTAGTCGCCATCCATCGTTTCGTCCCCGTACTGCAACTCGTAGCAGTATTTCTTCGTTTCGTAGCACCAGTTGATAGCCAGCTTCTGCGCCATCTTCTCGGTAATGCGGACGCCCTTCTTGATGTTCGCGAACTTCATAATTCTTACCTCTTTCTGTCGGGGGCTTTATTTTTTGTACCGCCCTCCTGACACTATTATTATAGCATATACTGCCGTATATGTCAAGTGGTAAATCACATTTTTTCGAGATTTTTTGCAAACTTTTTTGAGCAACAAAAAAGGCGCACCCCAGCGGATGCGCCCCCATGCCATTATTGTTTCCTGTTGGTAATTATTTCACACCCGACGTATGCGTTTACGGAATCAACGATTAACTGTGCCACCGAGAGACCACGGCGCTTTGCTTCTTCTTCCAGCGCCTCTTTGCTCCCAGCGCGAACGTCGAAGCGCACCGTCTTGATTCCTTCTTTTTCGCGATACTTCTTCATCGCGCGGACGGATGCCGCGCCTTGGTAGTATTCTTTCCGCATTGCTACAACCCCTTTCGGAGGTATTGTAGCATAGGATGATTGATTTTGCAAGCCGTTACTTTTCACGCTTCACCTCGACGATGTAGTCCATATCGTTTGCTCTTTCGCAGATTGCGAGCGTTTCGCCGTTCAGCTTTGCAAGGTGGCTGTACACGCAACCATCTTTTTCAAGGCGACCATGCTTTTTAAGCTCTCTGTATTCTTCCTTCGTCAGCGTTACTTCCATCTTGCCCTCCTATCCGGCATTACATTATTGCACACATCCCTGCGATATACATTGCTTCAAAATGTTCTCCTGTGCGGTTGTTTTTGTAGATGGAATATCGGCTTGCGGAAAATCGTGATTCTTTCCGCGCGTACTTGTCGGCTTCCTCGAATCTGTCAAACTTTGCAATCGTCCTCTCCCAGTATGGGGACATCTCCTGCTTCACGGTGTAGTACAACATATTGTTCCTTTTCTCCCCGTATAGCCGTTAGGTCAGCTGTAATTCCGTCCGTCGCGTTGGTCTATGCTCCTCCTGAGTTATCAATTATTTGTTTTCGCGCTTTGCCTTGATAATATCACAAGCAAGGATTCCCAGATAATCGCGGTCCTCTACGGTTATTCTATTGCAAACGAGCAGCGTTTGAATAATTCCCCTTATCATGCCCAAACCTTCTACGGATTCGCACGTTCTGATGATTACTTCAAGTCGGTAGGCAGTTGGATTTTTGAGCGGCTGATACTTTGTTTTCATTTTCTTTCCCTTTCTGTCGGGGGCTTTTATTTTGTACCGCCCCTTGACATAAATTATTATAGCATATTCCCGGCAATATGTCAAGGGGCGAAATGCAGTTTTTTTGCGATTTTTGCAAAGAAAATCGCGCACCTTTCGATGCGCGACCACCTTATTCCGCGCTCTGGATTTTCCGCTCCGCGTTACCAATCACGCGAAAAACATGCTGCTCGGAATACGCCAGATTGTAGCTGATTTCCCGGACGCTCCTTCCCTCCAGATACCGCATTCTCATGCACTGCACTTCCAGCGGACTTTCCAGCGCATCCACCAGCGGCGCAAGCTCTTCGCGCATCCTGCACAACTCGTCCCAGATTGCTTTCTTGCGTTCCAGTGCCTCGATGCGATACAGCAGCCCTTCCTCCGTGCTGTTCATACTTCCGCCCCCGCGCGGCGCGTCGCTGATTGTCCGCGTCAGCTTCTGCGCCCGGATTCGCGCCTGTTCTGCTCGCAAGCAAGCCATAGGATACCGCCTGATGAGATACCGCATCCGCTTTAAGTCAACCATTTTCCCCTCCCGCGACCGTCCACGATTATTTTACCCCTTCAAACGCCTTAACGATAGCTGTATACAGCGCCGGGCGAATCTGTCCGCTCATTAGCTCCGTGTACAGCATATCTTGTACCTTCTCAATTGCTCCGTTTGCCTCCTTCTCGCCGTTTAGCCGCCTGATTGCGTCCTGCGTCGCCCTGACTTTGTAGGCATCGTGGCGGCTTTTGCATCCACGCGAAACGTTCCCCGCAAGCCGCCTAACGTTCTTTTCCAGCTCTTTCTCCAACCAAAAAGAGTACCGGATGTCGTCGGTGTCCAGCATTGTCTCACTCTCCGTTCATGTATCGCATAATCGCATCAATCGCTTCTTGGCAACCCTTCGCCACGACGCAACGGTATCCCTCGGCGGTAAGCATTTTCATGCGCTCTTTCTGCGATGTCGATACTGTCCCGCCCTTCCGCCGCTTCATCTCAATAAAAAGCCCGTGTTCTCGTCCATTGGAGACGGGCAGGAAGATGTCCGGCACTCCTGCACGCGTCCCGGTGCGTTTCATTCTCGCGGCTGTTGCTTTGGCGCGATAGCCGCCGTTCGGGATTGCGAACATCCCTTTCAGCCATGGCTTCGTTGCGCTTTGAGCCTCCGCCCAGCGGAAAAGGGCTTCCTGCTCTTCGTCCTCCGTCGGGATTACATCGGCATAAAGAGAACGCCGTGTAGTCCGCACTCTGGATTTGTACATTTTACCCATGCGCCTCCCTGAACATCAATCGTAGTGTATCGCTTCATCATTGCGTTGCAAACCGGGCAGATTGTCAGCGCATTCAGCCAATCTTGCCTTTCGACCATGCTGCACCTCCTCTCTGCGCCTTCATGCACATTGCCGCAACCTGCACAGCTTCGCAAGCCAGCAGTGTAGCTGCCGCTGCTGTTTTGCTCGCGCACATCGTGAATGCTTTCTCGTCGTCTCGGCGGTTCGCAAGCCAGACGTCGTTTGCCTTTCGGATGACACGCTGCATCTCTTCTTTCGCTTCTTCGACTTCTTCCCAAATCACGGAGAACGCCTCCGGCATGGAGTTGAACGTTTCTCCATGCTCTTTTTGCGCTCGGAGAAGCTCGGAGAACACAACCGTTACAATTTCATCTTGCAATTCTTTCACAACCACCATCACTCCTTATTTACAAATGCGCAAGCCACGCACACCGTAGCCGCCAGCAGACACAAAAGACCGATAACCGTCATTGTCATCCCCCCAACCACGCCGCAAGCGCATCCGCTCCGGCGTACACAAGAATCGAAATGATATAGTTGACGAGCGCCAGCAGAATGTAAATGTACCACGGGCGCGTTTCCTTCGCCAGCAGGAAGCCCGTCACTCCCAAACCAATCATCGTGCCGAAAAGCACCGCCTCGGGCAGCGTCACAGTTTTCATCAGATTTCCTTCCTTACGTCTCAATCTGCGCCTTTGCCAACTCAATTGCCAGCAAGTACGTCTTTTCGTGCTTTGTCCCTGCGTGGACTGCCTTGACTTTTGCGGCAAAGTCGTCAATTGAGCCGTTGAAGCATCCGCAGGAAACGTATATTTTCCCATCTGCGCCACGGTAAAAAGTGGTTGTGTCGTCACGGCTGCCGATTGTACCGATTGTAATGCAGTCAGACGACTTCATCACACGCGCATTTCCACTCACGCACGCCTTGCCTGTCACGCACGCCGTGCCCATAACCCACGCTTTTCCCGTCACACGCGCCTTTCCCGACACACGCGCCTCGCCCATCACACGCGCCGAATCCGTCACCAACGCCGCACCCATCACATGCGCCGAATCCGTCACCAACGCCGCACCCATCACCAACGCCGCACCCATCACCAACGCCTCGCCCGTCACCAACGCCTTTCCCGCCACCAGCGTCGAATCCGTCACATATGCCCTTCCCATCACCCATGCCTCGCCAGTTACCCACGCTGCGCTGTCGTGTGAAAGATTTTCCTCTGTTTCGAGCCAGCCGCCCAAGTCGCCAGCCTTCACGTTTTGTTCCGGGATGTCGCGCACTGCCCGGATGCGGTGCAGTATCTTTCCGCCGATGTTTTTTACTTCGCCAGTAAACTCATACTTCATTTTTGGTTTTCCTCCCACGGTATATTCGCCATTTCTTCCGGCGTCGGCTTCCGCAGCCAGCAGCGCCACGTCTCGCCGTAGGTGTAATCGGCGTACCATGTGCGTCCGCCGTCGAAATACATGCGGTGGCTTTTACTTTCCCAGTACGTTACCATTCGCGCATGTACGCACGGCTCGTCGCCTCCGTTGTTATCTTCCAGCCATACGAGCGTTCCTGCGCCTACCGCAAGCTCTGTAAGGGACAGCACACGGTTTTTGCACTCATTCATCCTCTTCGTCCTCCTTTGGCGCTTCCGGGTATGGCATCCAGTGCGTGATGCTCACAGGCTTGTAGTCGTATGTTTCGTCCAAAAACTCCTTTGTGTCTGGACAAAAACACAACGATGGATAGTTCCACCCACTTTCTATATCAAATCCGATGACGTGCGTTCTATTTAGCGGCAGCACCTTATCCACGGACACCCATCCCGGCGCTCGTCGATTCCACTTTTGCACAACATCCGAATACTTCTTCCCTCCGACGGCACTCATTTGGCAATGCAGACATAAGCAAATCCATTCTCCAGCGAAATACGGCATCCCCATCAAAATCATCATATTTGGAGCTTGGTATACATCAGGACTTCTTCCACAGAACGGGCACGGTTTCAGCTTATAATCCTGCATTCTTCTTTCTCCTTTCGTCGTTATTCCACGCTCTCGCGGCTGCGGCTCTTGTTTTTCCAAGCTCACCGATATAACCACAGTCCAAGCATCTTACCTCAAAACCGTTACCGCCGAAAAATTTAGTCCACATTTCCACGTACTTGCTTCCGCAATTCGGGCAAGGCTTTGGTTTTACTCGCATTACGCCCATCCCCCCTTAAACTTTTTGATGAAGTACACTTGCCCTTTTCCCGTCACTTTCGGCGTTCGCCGCAGTATAACGCTGCCGTCCGACGTTGTGATAGCCGTTTCCTTTATCTCGAAAAGTCCCATATCCATAGCTCTTTGCGTCGGGCAGTTGTGAAGCTCTCCTTTGCTGCACAAATATCCGTTCACGCGCAGGAGTTTGAACAGCTTCTTTTCGCCGATTTCAACGCCATTCTGCCGCAGCAGCTTCGCCATCTCGTTCACAAGGATGCTTGTTTTGCTTGCGCTCACAGCATCCGCGAACAGCGCCTTTGGCTGCATCTCCGTGATTTGCTTGTCGCGCTGCTCAATCTGTCGCTGGGCAACAATCAGGGCTTTCGCCATCAAGTCAGCGTCGCTCATGTCTTCCTGCCCTGCGATGTAGCCGCCGCTCTTTCGGATTGATGGGATGACATCGTGCGTAATCCAGCGCTTGAACTCTTTCGCCTCCGGCTTGCGACTGCTGAGGACGAGTGCGTACAGCCCGGGTTCGCTGACGACGGTCACATTTGGATTGCCGCGAATACCGTCGGTTAAAACGACGGTATTCTTTTCGTCGTCGTCCAGACGTGCCACTGCATCCCGTGCGTTCTTGACTTCCAGCGCTCGGCACACATCCGCCGCCACGAACCACGGCTCTTGTTTCCCTTCTTCGACGAATGTCCGAATGTTTCCAAACCGTTTGTTCTCGTAAACGATGATGTTGTACATGGCTTTCCTCCTTTTAGTCCTTTTTTAGGCATGTATACCGCATGTGCGGCTTGTCGAAGCCCAGATGCACAAGCCCCGTTGCGCCGTTTCGATTCTTCCTGATTCGGCACGTTTGCCACGTCAACCCGTTCGCTTGGCAATTGTGGTACATCTGCCATCTGTCGCTATTCGCGTCCTGCGGCTCTTCTGGCTCATGCAAGATAAGAAACACGTTCGCGTCCTGCTCAATCGCGCCGCTGTCTCGCGCTTGCGACATATCCGGCTCGCTTTTTGTCGCTTTGCCGAATCCCTTCTCGCTCTCACGGTTGAACTGCGTCATGCACAGCAGCGGAACGCCTAAATCCATCGCCATCAGCTTCAATTCTCGGCTGATTTGCGTCACCTCCTCTGTGCGGTTTCCGCACTTCTCATCGGCTCTCATGAGTTGGATGTAATCAACTACAATCAGGCTCAACCCCTGCTTGCTTGCTTTCATCTTCGCCGCTGCGTTGCGGATTTGCAAGGGCGTGACCGCTCGCTCCTCGATGCTGATTGGGAGATTCGCGACAGCTTGATAGCACGGCGTTATGCGCTCGAAATCTGACAGCTCCATTTTGCCAGTGGACAGCTTTTGCAAGTCCACCCCGGATTCGTTCGCCAGAAAACGTGCTACAATCTCTGCCGGATTCATCTCCAAGGACACCATCAGCACCCCGCCGCCGTGTTCTGCGACGTATTTCGCCATGCAGATAGCCAACGACGTTTTACCTACGCCCGGACGTGCGCCGATGTAAATGAGCTGTCCCGGCTTGAATCCGCCGAGCCTATTATCAAGGTCTGCGATTCCGGACATTATGCCGTCTTGCTTTCCGATTGAATCCACAAACGCGAACACTGCGTCTTTCATCGTTACGCCGTCATCGACGGCTGCTGATGATTGCGCCGCTGTTGCGCATTCCGCTTGAAGAGATTCCACCGACGCGCCGGGATTGCCCACGTCTTGCAGAATTTTTCTCGCCAGTGCTGCAAGCTCGCGACGTTTCGCGCACTCCGCCAGAATCGCTATATATTGCCGGGACATGACAGGAGAGATACCCATTTTTACGCATTCCATCAAGAGGGCGGTGTTTTGCAAGTCGCATTGTACCTCTGCGTCCAGCGTTACAAGGTCAACGTTCTTTCCTTGCTTTGCAAGTCGCATGATGCCGCGCTGACAGGCTTGCATTTCTTTTAACCCGAAAATGCTGTCCGGCAGTGCTGCAACCTCTTGTGCGACGATTGCATCCTGCATTGCAAGCCCAATCAGGCTCTTTTCCGCGTCCTCGTTAATGTATGCGTCCATAATTAGCTAAATCTCCCCGCTAATTCTTCCAACTTCACTCGTTCCTCTGGATGCTCTAAAGCTCGTTGCTTTGCGTACTTTTTGAATACCTCCCCGAACGTTACCGACGGCGGCTTGTAGTCGTAATCTGCGCTTGATACTACCGGGTATTTCTCTGCATCAATCCGCGCTTGGCGTTCTTCCTCTTGTCGTTCTTTTGTGCGTCCGTTAATTACGCCTTTGAGGTATCGGATGTTCGGCTTTCCTGCCTCCCCGGCGATTTTCACACATTCCAGCACTTCTTCCGCGCCGTTGTCCGCCACAAGCTGGTTTAGCGTCTCCATCGTCGCCGTCGTGTCGGGGAATCCCTGCCGTTTCGCTTCGTCCAGCACATCGTTTGTGCCTTGCTGGATTTCTGCTGCTTCTTCGTCGCTGATGAAGGATGCAGGAGCGCGCACTTCGGGCTTCTGCTCTGGTTCTGGATTGAGCTGCGCCTGTTCCGATTCGGACTGCTGGATTTCTTCTGACTTTGTTTTCTTCGGGCGACCACGTCCGCCAGCCTTGCCACCTGCGGAACGCACCTCGTGAATCTTGCAGATTTTATCGCATTCTCGCAACAGCGCAAGGTACAAAAACGCCGCGTTTCCTTCCGGCTCGACATCCTCACCCGTCGCCACATAATCAAGAATGGCTTTAAGCGCACGTCCGGCTTCTTCGTCGGAAAGTCTCGCGATTTCCCGGCGCATGGCTACCTGCACAGGCACATACTCAAGCTCCATTTGCTACCTCCATCAGCTGCCGTTAGAACGGCAAATCCTCGTTGTATACCGGGGTGTACTGCGGCGCGGGCGGTTGAGCCGCTCCGTGTGCTTCCGTCTGCGGTGCATCCTGTTTCGCGCTATCCAGAAACTCAACATCCTGCGCGAAGACTTCCAGCGTCGCGCGTGTGCTTCCGTCGTTGGCGTTGTATGTGTTGACGCTGACGCTGCCAATCACACAAACCTTGCGCCCCTTTGCAAGGTACTTTTGGCACGTTTCCGCTTGCTTGTCCCAGACGGACACGCGGAAGAAGTCTGCTTCCGCCTTTTCACCCGGTTTCGCGCGGCGATTGACCGCAACCGTGAAATTGGCGACGCTCTTGCCGCTCTGCGTCGTGCGCAACTCAACGTCCCGCGTTAGATTTCCGATGATTGTCAGCTTGTTCATTGCTTTTCCTCCCCAGTTTGTACAACTTTGCTATTTTTTCGTCGATTTTGACGGGCTGAATGTGGTACTTCTCGTCGAACTCCGCCTGTGCCATCGTGTGGCACTCTGTGTGATGTACACGGCAAAGCGGTTCGCACAGCAGCCCGATATGATTGATTTCTGTGCGGTCTGCACCCATGCCGACGCGCTCCCAGTGGTGTAGGTCTGACGGTCTGCGTCCACAGACGGCGCACTGCTTGTGCATCACGCAAGCATAGATGTACGCGCCGATGTCCTCCGCATACTCCACAAGCGGCTGCTTTGTCGGAATGTCATTCACCACGCAGAACTCAACAAGCCAGTCGATGTAAAGCCGCGCGGTTGTCATGTCCACGTCGGACAGGCTGAATGCCTTGATTGCCTCCGCTTGCAGCTTATCAATACGCGCTCGCAGAAACTCCGCCTTGAGCATCGTGTTTAGGTCGCTTTTGTCGCCCTGTCCGATGTATCCCGTCGCGGCGGCAATCTCGCCAATCAGCGCCCACGCCTTACGTCGTTGCTCTGGACTAATCGTGCGGCAATCCTGCCATAGCACGGTGACTGTATCGGATAGGTTTTCCGCATCGGGTCGGGCAGTCTGGATTGTCAGGCTGCCCGGTTTCTCGATGACTTTGCCGACTGTCGCAATCATGGCGCACTCCACGGCTCGCGTTTGGTTTCTTCTCGTGTCGGCTCTTTCTCCCAGCACCGCCACTTTGTGCCGTAGTCCTCTTCTCCGACGACGAAGCTGCCAATACCAAGATTGTACGGAATCACTCGGCACGTTTTGTTTGTGCGCACGAGGAAATACGCGCAGATTGGAATATTGTAGCGCAGTTCCACCCAAACACGCGCCGTCTTTTGGTTCTGCGCGCTTGCTTCGGCAAACGTCAGAACGCGGTTACGCGGCTTAGTCGTCATCGTCACTTTCTCCCTCCCACGGCAGAAATTCTGAGTCGCACGTCGGACAACGAAGCCGCGCTGTTCTTCTTTCCATATCGAGTACAACGTATTTCATTTCATCGTCGCAGTACGGGCATCGCGGCATAAGTTCTTCTTTAGGCATTCTTTTCCCCCTCCCACGGCGTTTCTTTCAGCGCATTTTGCGTTGGCTTAAAAGACCAGCATCGCCAACGGCTTCCGCACGCATCCGCATCCAGTTTAAAAACGCCGTCAGCGCCGAGCAACGAAAACTTAAACAATGTTTTCTCGCCATGTGCTTCCATTCCTTTGACTACGGTGTATCCTTTAATCACGTCTTTATATTCCAGCCACATTATAATTTCTTGTTCCGGGTCACCTCCAAACCCCCAGCAACATACTGTTTTTAACAAATCATCTATCGTCAGAACTTGATTATGCGGTTTGCACCGGTGCATTGCGTCATAATAGGCGTTTTTACACGCATTGCCAAACGATTCCATGTCTTCCTTAATTGGCGACATGGAACGGCATTTGGGGCATCTATATGCAGCGTAGCCTCCGCCTGTGATGTATCTTTCGGAATCGCACCGCATTTCCGTTCCGCAGTATGGGCAATGTGGAAACTTTTCCCTTTCAGTCGCCACAGCTTTGCTTCTCCTTTCCTGTGACAAACTCCGCTCTCGGCAGCGTCTCAATCCATGCGCAAAACGCCCTCCATTCCGGCAGACGGTGATTTCCACGCTGCTGATAGATGGTTTTGAGCTGCCGATAGTTGGTAGTCATCCGCGCCGTCAGCCGCAAGCCAACAGGCACGTTGTAGATGACTGCAAGATACCGTTCCTGCGTTGGGGCTTCCTTGTACTCCTCAACCATCTTCTCGATAAGCTCGATTGTTTCACGGCGCACATAGTCGATGCACTTCTCGTCGATGTCCATGCTCATAATGCGGTGCATGGTGGACTGGCTCGATACAAAATCCAGAAAATGATACCGCTCGGCTTCCACCCACGCCTTGATTGAGAACGTGAGGTCGAACTGCACGACGATTCCAGTCAAAAACTGGTCGTGTCCGCTACCAGCTAAACAGGTTGCAAGCGCCATCGTCCGCTCTGTGACTTCCGCGCTGCAATTCTCCGTGTCGGTTGCCATCGGATAGTGGCTTGCCTTTATACTCGACGCAAGCCCCATGATTTCCACGTTGCTGACTACATTCATTGCCTTTCACCTTTCTCAATTCGCTCTACCATATCAAACGGGTCATCGAAATCCAGACGGATGCCCGTCTTTTCCAGAACCTCATCAATCAATTCTGCCGTTGTGAAGTACGCACCGGGTTGCAGATACTTTTGCGTCGCCGTCAGCATCCGATGAATCCGCTGTGCGCCAAACCCGAACTCCTCTTTCATCGCAAGGCACATTCCGGCGAAAATCATCTTGATTGCGTGGCGTTCTGCGTCCTTCGCTCCGCGCTCATACTCGCGTTCGTAGCCTCCCCGCGCCCTCATGATGCTCTGCGTGGCGTGGGTCATGTCCCGCGCCGCTTTCCTGCGTTCTGCCCTATTCATCATGACGCCTCCCGGAAATTAGCTTTCACCGCGTCCATCAGCGCCTTTGCGTCCGCCATCGTCATCTCTTTCGTCGGAATGTTGCGGACGATGTTTGCTTCCACAAGCGCGGCACGAACTCTGCCTAACTCCTGCATATCCATGCCGATGTTGCTGCATTCGCGCATGATGTAGTTCGTCGGCGTTTCTGCCGGGTTCTCTGCGTTCTTGGGCTGCGGCTTCGGCTGTTCGTGCTTCGCCTCGTGCTTGGTTTCGTAGCTCTCGCCGTCCGGGTCGGTCATCTCCTCCGTAGGGATGCAGAACACTTGAAACAGCGCGTATTTGTAAGCAATCGCCATTGCCTTGTTGCTTGCCTTGTCGCCGCTGTCCATGCCTTCGCCCAGCGTCACCGCCTCGACAAAACTGCCGTCGGTGGCATAGAAGCGGAACGCGATTTTAAGAAGACTGTACCGCAGTTCTCCACCTTTCGCTGTTACCTTGATTTCTCGCGTCTGCTCCAAAACCTGTGGAACAGTGAAAATCTTGTTTTTCGTCAGGATGGGCTTCAAGGCGTTCATCACATCGTCGATGCCGCGGAACTTAAAACCCTGCTGCTGGTTGTACTTGTCCTTGCCAATTGCGGAAATGTCCGCCATCGCCGCGCTGATTGCGGCGTAAATCTGCCCGTTTTCCATGCTCGTTCCTCCTGTCAGCATTCGTACCATCTCTGATACTGGTCGTTGATGTGCTTCTCCCAGCGCCAATCTTCACCCGTGCGGCTGGCTTCGTCAACTCTCCGCACGGGCTTCCTGCACCCTCGCGGCACTTCGTCCGTTTGGCTGCATCCGCAGTCGCAGCGCTCCCCGCTATCCAGATATGCCCCGCATAAGCAGCAGCGTCTCGCCATTCGCCTCACCCCTTCTGCACCGCGAAAACCGGGTCGCGCGGAACAATTTTGATGCCGGGTACGACTTCGCCCGTAATTTCATCAATTGCCTGTCCGTTGTTCTCTGTAATCAGCCCTTTCAGCGCTGTCCATTTGAGTTTCGGCACGTTCTCCACGCAGGACGGCGCATTCTCGGCACACCACGCGATAATTTGCGCATCGTCGCGCTCGTACTCCGGCGCTTGCGCCTTACGAACCAGAACGCCGCTCGGCAGCTTGTACTTCTCGCTGGTTTTCGTCGCCTTGTGCGGAACGGTGTCGAAGTAGCTTTCCAGCAGGGCGGTGAAGTAGTCAATGCTCTGCTGGTTGGACTGCGCCACGCGCTCACTCTGCGCCTTGTAGTAGTCCTTCCATTTCTGCGTGTCGGCTTCCAGCTCTGCGATGCGGCGAACCGCCCAGTCCGCCTTCTGGTCGTTGTCGATGACAAAACCCGCGCGTTCTTCCTGCTCGTTTTCCTCGATTTCGCTGATAAACTGCTCCATATATGTTGACTTCCTTTCGTTTTTGTGTTAGACTGTAAGTGGCTTAACCGCCACTTACCCTTTCTGTCTGCTCGTGTTCGCGCTTTGTACCCGCGGCACGGGCGCTTTTTTTATGCCCGTCTCCGGGCAATTGTGCCATCAGGGTTCATCAGTCCGCGCGCCACAAGGTCGTTGCGCTTCTTGCGCTGGCGGATGACCTCGTTCTCCTGCTCCTGCGTCGGGTAACGCTTTCGGCGCTCCATCTCCTGCTCAAAATCGCTGACAGTGACGCGGATGGTTTCGTGCGCCTTGCCGCCGATGCAGATGTGCGGCATCTCGCGCATGAATTTCCTGGCACTCTCCTTGCTGATGCAGAGAATTTCGGCGACGCGCTCGGTGTTGAGGTACTGCGTCATTTCGCGCCACCCCGCTTCTCTATCCTCGCAAGCGTGTCGGACAGGCAAGCAACCGCCTTTTTGATGAGCTCGATGTACTTGTCTCGGTTCATCATGTTGTCGATTTGCCCATCATCGCTCACGTCGCGCTCGATGGCTTCCTGCAATCGCAAGATGTCCTCGATTGCGTAGCGATTCCGCAGGACGCTCCCCATCGTGGTTGTGTCGCTGACAGGGCTGTAATGCCGCCGATAACTGTCGCTGTGTGACAGCATCCAGCGATGCCACAGCATAGGGCATTTGTACAGCTCCTCAAGCTGGTCGATGACTTCTGGCGACGGCTCTGCTTCGTCTCCCTCCCAGCGGCGGATGCACGATTCCGATGTGTGGATTTCCTGCGCAACTTGCCACAAGCGCAGCCCTGCTTGCTCTCTGGCGGTTCGCAGCTCATAACCGCGAAATTCCGGCATTTACTTCGCCCCCTTCTGTGTTATCATCTCAGTAGGCGCAAGGGTGAAAGCCGTCGCGATTACCTCCGCGATGAAATTGCCCTGTGCGTCAATCTCCCCCGCCTGATACCGCCCCGTCTCGGACAGTGCGCGGCTATACGCCCGCTCAAACGTCAGCTTGGTGATGTCGTCCGGCGTGTTAATGCCCGCCATGTTGCAGACGGCGTCGTAGACGATGCGCATTGCTGCGCCGTCTCCCAGATGCGCCCGAATCTGCTTGACGATTACCGCGTCTATGGGGCACCACCGCAAGCCCTCGCCTTCCTCCGGCTGCATCGTTACACCGGTTGCTCGTTGGAAGTCAGTCATTTTGATTAGCCTCCCTCAGTTGCTTTGTTTTGGCAAGCAGCTTGTCCATCGCGCTCTCATACGCTCTGTAAACGGCATTCGCGTTGTGGTAGCGGTCTTTCCATTCGTCCCCGACGCTGCACCGCTGGAACATTTCCTTGTGCTTCTCTTTCCGCCCAACTCGCGTACTATACACGATTTCGTTCCAAACGCGGCTTGCAAAACTTTTGCTGTCGCATACCATGTCGAGGTTGCGGATGATTTCGGTTGCATTGCGAAGCAGCACATCGTTGACCATGTTCGCTTCCCAGATTGCCGCCCGCGCCTCTGCGTTTGGAACGACCTTTTCCGGAATAACAAGCATTACCCTTTTTCCCCCCCTTAGACGGCAACCGCCGTCTTGTCCATTTCGTACTTAACAGCCAACAGCAGGGCTTCCATCACGGCTTCATACGCGTCGTATGCCTCGCTGATGTAGTCCCAGTTCCCTAACTTCGCAAACTCGTCGCGCGTCAGTGCTTTCAGTTTCCGCGCACTCTGACGAATGGCGAAAATCGTCATGTTCGCGTCCCCGCGCGATACGCAACCGCGCTGGTTTGCAATTTGCAACTTGATAGAATCCTTTTCCATTGTGATACCCCTTTCTATCTTTGCGCTTTTCACGCTATTAGTTAGTCGATGAGTGTCCACCAGTCTACGCCCAAAGTCGGCGCAAGCTGCTTTGCAACCTTCGGCGTGACGTTGCGTTCACCATTCGCAATCCGCGAAAGCATTGATTCTGAAATGCCTGTGATTCGCGCAATGTCCGCCATCCTCAACCCCCTGCTTTCCGCAAGGTTTCTAATGTTTACCAACGTTTCTCCTTTCCTTAACTTGCCCAGCGGTCAAGTTTTCCGCTAAAAAAATTTGATTTTTCTTCTTCTTTGGGGATAGACGTTTGATTTTGTCAATCCCCTTGTGTTATGCTTTGTGTGCAGGATTCTGTCATCTCTGCGACTTGCGTCCCTCGCGCTCTACGCTGATGTAGGTTGCCACCTCGTTAATCAGCCATAGCGCGGCGATGATTGCGACGCTCAGTCCCAAAAAGACGAATCCTGCCGGGTCTGCGTGTGGCATCTTCGTGTCACTCCTCTCTCAGTAGTACTCGGTGGGAAGTGTGAAATACGTCCTCCAGCGCTACCAACACAGGATAGGATGGGTCACGCTTCCCAGTCTCAATCATGCTATAAGCCTGTACCGTAATTCCGAGTTGCTTTGCAACATCGGCTTGCGACCAGCCTTGTAAGGCTCTGACCCGCTTTAATGCGGTTCTCATTGTTGCTCCCTTCTCATCAACTCTCAGCAAGTGCTTTCCACTTGCTTGTTGCCATTATACATCAACTTTGCGTTGATGTCAAGAGGTTTTCAATGTTTTCGCGAGAAAAATTTGCTTCCCGCCTTTTGGCGTTGCGCAAGCAAGCAGGGCTTTCCGTTGCGGCGCTTGGTGATGCGCTTGGTATCTCCGGCGCGTCCGTAACGCAGCTGGAGAAGTGCCAGCGTTCTCCAAGCGTTGAGGTATTCGGAAAAATTGCCGACCTCTTCGGCGTTTCCTACGATTATCTTGCCGGGTACGACGATGCACCGTCTCCCAAAGAGACAGACACGCTCTACTTGGAGATTTCCGCGCTTGCCCCGTCAGACCGGGAAGAAGTCATGCGGTACGCTCGATACGTTCGGGCGAACCCGCGCAAGTGAGGTGATGCATCGTGCCGTTCCCGGAAATTCTGCTTGCGCTTCGGCTCTCGAACGGGCTGACCCAGCAGCAGCTTGCAGAACGCGCCAACGTCGCAGAGATAACAATCCAGAACTACGAATCTGGAAGAAGCAACCCCGTTCCGACGCGGCTTCTCGCAATTGCTGATGCTCTCGGTGTTTCGCTCGATACGCTCGTTGGACGTGATGAGAACGCGTTCTCGCCACCCGACTTCGACCCACTTGTTGAGCAGGTAAAATCTCTATCTGCTCCACAACGTGCGGATGTGATGAAGTACATCGAGTTCATCAAATCGCGCTCCTGATGCGCGTTTGCGCTGGACAACACTCTACAAGGACAAAAACGGCGTCCTGAGCGCTTCCAGCCCATCAGGTGAGGAAATACCAGCCCCGACGTGCAAGCGCTCCTGCGGGCGTTTTTGTGCGAATTAGACGCTGCTTTCGCGCAAAGCCCTTTTTGCGTCCGCCTGTGTCGCCCAGACAACCGTTACGCCGGAACGCTGGACGTGCGTCCTGATAGGTATATACCCGGCATCGGCTAATATGTGCATATCCCGCGCAGTTGTCCGCCGCGTCGTGATGGTGTACTTCACCCGGCTCTCAATGTCGGGCGGGTTGACGTGGTACATCGGGTTCACCTCCCTGCTCTTATCGTATGCGTGAAAGGTGGTGAGTATGCCTTGCTTGCGTCGGAATATCGTCTCTGCCGCGACTTTCAGCGCGGCAAACAGCTTTCGGAGGAACAGCTTGCGCGGTTGCGTTCGTCCGACTTCTTGACGCCACCGCCGCCGCACCCATCCGACCTTGATGCACGTCCTCCGGATTATGTGCCGGAGCTGAACCGTCACGCGCTGGATGAAATGGAGCAGTACGAGTCAAGTTGCTTGCGATTCCTGCTTCCCGTCGGCATCTCCGCCGTCAGCTTGATTCTCTCGCTGATAGCTCTCTTCAAGTAGCCGAATCTCCTTCAAGTAGTCAAGCACATCGCGCATATACTTGCTATATTGGTCGAAGTCCAGCTTCAGATAGCGCGGAGCAACGAGGATTCGCCCGAACGCAAGGCACAACTCCTTGCCGTACCAGCTCAAAAGCGGATTGTGCTTGAAAACGCCGTCGCTCATGTACGTTTCCTCGCGAAGCGCGAAGTTCTCCTTTTCCAGCATCTCGACTTTTGCTTGCAAGTCCTCAATCCGCTGTTTCAACTGCCGCTTTCTCTGATACACGTTCACACCTCCAAAACACGAAAGGGGTATCATCACGATGAAGAAGTTTGTTTCCGTTCTGCTGGTTCTCTGCTGCCTGATGGCTTCCTGCGTCCCCGCGCTGGCGCTGACCGATGACGAAGCTTTCGTCATTCGCTTTCTGCAAATGTCTCCGTTCGGCGACCATTCGGATGACGGCTATTACTATTCGCTTTCCGCTGATACGGCGGAAAAGTGCATAGAGGTTAAATGCTACCACCCGGTATTCTCGACGCTCAAGACGTGCGACGTTGCGGAATACGCTTCCATGGTTGATTCCTACACGCGCATTTTTGAAACTGCTGCTGAGACTGTGAGCCATTGGGCAAGTGGCTATTATCTCAAGCTGAGCTTCTGCACAAAGAGCGACTTTACCGGCGACGTATACTGTGAGTTCAGCAACAAGAGCGGCGAAACCGTCCATGAGGATTTTGACGTTCCGATTGACGCTGATTCTAACGTTTACGTCTCTTGGGGCGCGGATGCCGATTTCCTCGCAAAAGTCGTCGAAGTGTACGGAAAGAAGGACGGCTACGTCGGCTATTATTACAGCAAGAAGGATAAGGCTTACATGGTGAAGATGAACGGCGCGTATGTTGCCGATATGTTCGCCGGTTACAAGGGCAAAGCAGCGAAGGTAACTTTGACGCAAGATTACCTCGACGACTTCTCCCAACTTGCCGACTTCGACACATTGAACTACTCGCTCGTTTTCCTCGATGACGATGGCAATCTGTTTTTCTACGCCTCCTGTCAGCCCGGACAAGATATGACTTGCTTGTATCTTAGCAAGTGATACCCGTTAGCAAAACAGCGTCCTGATGTCTTCCACCCCCAGCGCGTCAGCAATACGAATCGCTGTCGTAACGCTGGGGGTTCGCTGTCCACCCTCGTAGCGCTGAAACGCAAGCGTCGAAATGCCAACCTCTTTCGCAACGGCTTCCTGCGTCTTTCCGCAGAGCTTCCGTGCTTCAACCATCCGAACGTTTCTCAACCTTCGCCCCTCTTTCTGCATAACCGTTCGGTAGTCTTATTATAGCACTACCAAACGGTTATGTCAAGCGTTTTTTGGAGGTGCTTCATGGATTTTCCCGGACGATTAAAGCATCTGCGCCATGAGCGCGGGTTGACGCAGAAACAAGTCTATTCCGCCGTTGGAATGTCAGCCTTGGGCTACCAGCGTTATGAGTACGGCGAACGCTCGCCGTCTTTTGATTGCCTGATAGCCCTCGCCGACTTCTACGGCGTGTCGCTCGACTATCTTGTCGGGCGTTCCGACGACCCCACGTTCACGCCGTCCGCCGGAACTATCCCTTGCTCCTCCAGCAAGGATTGAATCACCTTTCGCGCCGTCAGCGTCCACATGGCGAACAGCCGCACAGTGCCGTTCTCCGTTTTGACGGGCTTGTAAGTCACCATGTCGGCAAAGTCCCCGGCTACCACCCAAGAGCCATCAGAGCGCTGTATCTGGATGCCAGCGCGGAACAGCGCCTGATTAAACTCGCGTGTTGTCATGCCGTACTGCATCGCCAGCTTTGCCGTGCTGATGGGCTGCGTGTCCGTGATGTTGACGGTCGGCACGTCCGCTTTCTCGCCGTAAACCTCCGGGAACGTCTCTCGGACTGTGCATCCGAGGGCTTTCGCAATGCGCTTCATCGCGTCAACAGTTGGACTTCCCTGTCCGTTGGCGTATCGGTAGATAGTCGGCTTCGAGATACCCGACTTTTCGGACAGCGCGGCGACGCTGATTCCTTGCACCCCGGCGACGTGGAGAAAGTGCCGCAGCTTTTCAGCCATCGACCTCACCCCCGAAAAGGGCTTCGACCGTCGTGCCAAGCGCACGGGCAAGGCGAAGAGCGTTATGCAGTGACGGGGTATTTACACCCCTCTCATACAGAGACACAAGCCCCTGCTCACATCCGATTTCGCACGCAAGCTGCATCTGCGTAAAGCCCTTCTTTGCGCGGAACTCACGCACGCGGTTCTGCATCCGCATCCCTCCAATCAGTGCTTATTATCAATGCTAATAATAGCACACTCGATTTTATACGTCAAGGTAATTTGCAAAAAAATTTTTGAGGTGTTTTTATGCTTGGAGATAGGCTCAAGGAAGCGAGAAAGGCAAAAAAAAAGACGCAAGCCGAAATGGCAAGCATCGTTGGAGTGTCGCAAGCGACATATTCTTGCTATGAGCGTGGAACCATCACGCCGGAGATTACCAGCGTCGTGAAGTTCGCCGAAGCACTCGGCGTGACCACCGACTACCTTTGCGGACTGTCCGACAACCCGCAAGGAACGTCAGAACGCCCTATCCTCGACGCAACCTGCGAGGCGATTATCGCCAAGCTGATGGGTGCGCCGGATGACGTTGTTCGCGAGGCGATGGACTACGTTGAGTACCTAACCGCGAAAGCAGAACGCCGTATGCGGCAGGAGCGCAGGGAACGTGATAGCTTAAAGCGCATGGCGGACAAGTGGGATGCTGAAAAGGGCGAACCGTGATGCCCACGGCGCGAATGTCGGGAACATGAAACCAGCAAGAAGAACCGCGCGTCCCCGAACGCCTGAGAGCGGCAAGCGCGTGAGGACAATCAGGAGAATCAGCAGAGGAGCAGAGCGGAGAAGCAAGATGCCATGATTATATGCCAGATTGCCCCGCTTGTCAAGCCCCCCTGCTGATTTTTTTTGTTGGGCAAAAATGGCAAGACGTTTTGTTGACCCCAACAAAACGGGCAGCGAGAACCATTTGCGCGACACCACGAAAATGGTCTGCCTCGTGGCTATCAATTTCGCGAAGCCGCGAAGATGACCATGCTGCGGATGCCCGCAGAAAGGTGCTGGATAAAAAAAGACCACCGCCACCGCAAAAAATCGCGTCAGCGCATTTTTCTTTTTTTGTTTTCTTTTTTTATTTTATTTCTTTTATTTCTTTTCTTTTTATACATAGCTCAGCTATTTATTTTTTTAGCTAAGCTATTTACTATTTAGCTCAGCTATTTATTAT